GCGGAATTTCTAAAGATGAGCCATACTGTCCTTCAGTAGCCACGTCTTCCGTATTATCTACTTTATAGCTGTGTATAAACTCTCTGCCAGCCTTTCTGCGCATACCAAATTCAGTATACTGCACACCATCAACAGTCTCCCAAAATGGGATCTTACGGTCAAATCTTTCTGGATATACGCCAGTCTTTAGAAGCTCGGAAGCATCTATTTTAAAACCACCGCTTTTATCAGTTTCAAACGGCATTTAGCCTCCTATGCAAATCCAATAAATAGTTGCTGCGAAGTTATTTGTATCAACTTGAAAGCTGGTTGTTGTGCGACTACCAGCAACCACTCCGACTATACTTTGGGGGTCTAAAGCTTCCCTTTGAGTAATTGCAACAGAACAAAAGTTTGGAAATGGTTCGTCAAAAGTAACTGTCTGAGTTGTGCCACTAGGTATATCAAACTCGCCCCATTTTACAACAACACCAGCAATCTCTATTGATCCCTGGTCTCCAGTAGCTGCAACTTGACCATTGCTTACAGCGACTCTAAGAAGATTGGCAGCCGTTAGCGCCCTAGTTGCATCTATTCCAGCTATAACCTCTGAATTTGTAGCAAGCTCAATAATTCCTGATACCGTAGCACTTGCATCTGGTGTTGCGTCTTGAACAAAAGCAGTTGTAGCTAGCTGTGTAGTGTCTGTGCCTGCTGTTGCAGTAGGCGCTGTAGGGACACCAGTAAAATCTGGAGAATTCAGTGAAGAGTTTAATCGTGCTGCATTTAACATTAACCAGTAATTATTTCCAGAATTATATACAAACTCATAGTAACCAGCAGCAACCAAATCTCCAATAGCTAGATCTGTGTTGTCATTTTTCTTTATTGGCACAGCTCCAGAACCATTTACATTGAGAGTTGGAGTCTCAGTTGTATTTGCAACGCCAATCTGAAGCAATACTCTTACGCCATCAACTAATGCAAACGTAGGTACATTTAAAAATGAAGCAGACAGCGCAACAGTTCCTGCTGTAACTTGCTTGTCAGTAGTGGCTCGTAGCAGTCGGTTAATCTCGTCAGCCGCCGCACCAAAGTTATCTCTAACGCTAGAGGTTGTGGCTGTACCTGCTGTGGGGTTTGTTCTTACTATTGATGAAGTCATTAGACTAACGGGCCTCCATTGGCTGCTATACTTTCGTCTTTAATTCTACCTAATCCTAAATTACCAGAGTCTTTGCGGTTAATATCCTGTATTGCATCAAGAAACTTTTGCTGAAAAAATGTGACCCTTGCGTCATCTTTTAAGTAAATGTAGGCAAACATTAAAGATCCCATTAAAATTGCTTCTGGGTAAGTTAATGTTTCTTTATCTAATCTTATACTTGCATTTAAAACTGCATCTGATGGTGCGGCAGGCGCACCAAGACCAACAAAATACTCTAAAACTCCTGAAGTATTTATACCTTCTGGAAAACTTAAAAAATAATAAGTGCTAGATTCTAAACGCGAGATTGAAACAATGTCCCAAACTCCATTAGGGTTTACTTCGCTATAGTTTGTTATACCTTTAATTTGGATTCTATCGCCAACAGTATTAAGAGCATCAGAGGGTAAATTTTGCACGTTAAGATATATAACTGGAGTTATAACGCTATCAATTACTAGGTTGTTTTTTGAAAACATCCAAATAATATTTGTCTCTGGGGACGCTAATACTCCTTGATCTGAGTATACAGAGAAAGTATTTCTTATTCTATCGTTTGCTCCATCATCATACTGTATGGAAAACGAATCTCCAGAAGATGGGTTTGGCCCAATGTATATGCTTTCTCCAGAAACGGCATAAACTGCTGAAGCCCCACTCGTTGATGATATGTTTCTGTATTCACTATAAGATACTGGAGATAAAGCTCTTCCTTTTGAGTCTGTGATTGACACTATAGAGTAAGCCCTTAATGGAGACTTAATGCTTTTTGCAATAGCGTCCGAATCTGACACAATGTACTGTAAAACTGTATCTTGGATTTTTCCAGTTAATTTTCTTTGCATTTCATTAACAGCTAAATCTACAAAGCTTGGAATCTGTGAAGACAGATCAGATCTATTTAACCAATCCGCTATTCTATCGAATAAATTATTTGAGTTTGTTACAGACATTACAATTTCGCCGTGGTGGTTTTCATGTATGGGTAGTGTGTTTCAATGAGCTTGAAAAAATACTTATAGTCCACATTCTCACCGAGTAGATCTATTCCATGCTCTTTCTTTATTCTCATTACATCAGTCATAGATAAGTCTAAAACTTGATGGTAGTTTTGTTTTGGGTCAAATTTAACCCAGTCGCTAGTAGCGTTTCTTTTGTTCTTGTTATCTTCTAAAAGCTGAGTAATGTCCTGCTTAAATTCAGAGTAAACTCCACCATCATTTGTAAAGTAAGTGTCTTGGTGTACTCCGTTCTGTGTCTCTCTCTCAACAAATGTACTCATTATTCTCTCACTTCTTTTTTGGCTTTCTAACTTTCTTAACTTTCTTAGGTCGTCCTACTTTACTTCCGTATGTACCTTTACCTGATGGCATAATTTTCTCCAATAGTTAAATACAGGAAAAGGGAACCGAAGCTCCCCATCCATTTAACACTTATACTATGCGTTAATTGCGTAGTAAGCAGCGTTAGCTTCTTCAGAACGAGCCTCTAAAGTGTAGTAGCACTCTAAAAGTTTTTGCTCAGCAGATGCTAGAGTAGCAATGTCAGTAGTATGAATTTTCTTACCACCAGCAAAGGCCAAGCCCCAAGTGCTATAGTCTAAAACGTATAGAGTATCAGCAGGCATATGCTTGTTAGGAACAACAGCAATAGGGCCAAACTGAGAAACGTATACAGCAACTCGGTTGATGATTTCGCCATTAGCAGCGTTAGTAGTTACATCAGTTGAGATGCCCTTGCTAACATCAGCATTGTTACGAAGAGTGCTGATAGTGCCAGCAGAACCCATGATTTTAGAAGAACTAAAGTCACCAGAGTTATCCCATACACCATCTAACAAATCATCAAGGTTTGCTTGAGTCATTGCTTCTGAAGTACCAGGAGTAGGCTTAGTTAAACCAGTTGATGCAGTATTAAGAACACCACCAGTTCCAGATACTTTTTGGTTTGCAAGAATCCAAGAAGAAACTGTTGCGCTAACACCAGCAGCAGCATTAGTAGGCTGAACTTTGATTTGATTAGAGAGAACTTGCTTCTCTACATCCATCTGAAGCTCTTTACCTTTCTTCATTAACTGATAAGCCATTTCCTTACCAGGAACGCCAGCTCGGTCAAACATTTCAGCTTTCTTAGTAACTGTAACAGTTTTGCTTGCGATTTGAACGTAGTTACCCTTACGAGTACGCTCTGATCCTTCAGCAGAACCAATAACTTCAGCTTCAATAGCAGCATTGCTACTAACAGAATCTGCGTAAGTGTCAGTCAACCACTCGTGATTATCAGCAGAAGCTTTAGCTTGTGCAATACCAGAAGTGAAGGGAGTCATAAATGGAGTTACGTTAAAGATTACGTTACCTAAATCTTCACGAATGTTTTTTGCGTTTTGTGGGCCTAACTCGTAAGCCGATGTTGATGTAATTGTAGCCATGTTAATTTACCTAATTATTTAAAAGAATCGAGAATTAAATCTACCGCAGAATCTCTTGAGAAAGAGCCATCACTTTGTGTGGCATTCTTAAACTTCTTAGATTTTGCAGCAGCCTGTTTTTGTGCTCGACTCGCTGACGCGCCTTTTCTTAGAACAGTCTTAGAAGCTTTTTTCTTAGGAGCCTTTTTAGTTGCTGCTACTTGCTTCTTAGTGCTACTAGCCATCGCAGCATCGTGCAATACTTTAAGTACAATAGCATCTGTGACAGTAGACAGCATTTCTGCGCTACCACCAATGCTTTCAAAGTATTCGGTCATAACTTCTACTTTCTGTGAAGCTACTTTCTGATCACTAAAGCTTGGCTCTAACTGAATTAATAACTCAGCCTGTTTGGCTGACTCAGCTTGCAAGTTTTGTAATCGTTGACCTTCGTATTGCTCATTTACTTGAGCGGCTACAGCATTGATCTCTTGTTCTTTTTGTTCGTAAAGAACTCGATTCTCTAATGCCTGTTCATAAGCGTAAGGATCTGATTGTTTTAAAGCTATTAACTCTTGAGTGGTGTGAGTGGGTTTTTGCCCGTAAACCATAGCTTGTGCATACTCTAACAGCTTTGCTGTTTCTTCAAGAGATGCTCCTCGCTCTGTCTCAAAAGTGTTTCGCTCTTCAGATAACGCCTGAGTCTTGCGTGTATAATCACCTTGCATCAAAACGCCGCTTTTAATCTTCTCAATGTCATCAAGACCATTTTCAACAAGAAATTCGCGTGCATTGACTAGATATTCATATTCACCGTCTTCAAGCTCGATGTCACCAGATAATTCTTCATCTGCATATTCATCACTATCTTCGGTTTCAACTTCTTCTAGTTGATCCAAGTTTTCATCCACTTCTTCTTCAGAATATTCTTCTTCAGATTCCGCTTCAGCTACAGGTTCATTTTCAACTTCTCCTAAATTATCTTTAGGATTGATCATGCCCAAAATTGCTTCTAATCCAGCATCCTGTGTAATGGGTTCGTTACTAGAGAATTCCGAAGAGTTGTTCTCATTGTCTGACATTTGTATCTCCTCAAAGGGTCGGTTTCCCGTTGTCCTCAATTGTTAAGTAATAATCTTTGGTTTTTGTTCGTCTTTCATATCCAGATACTGCTGAATAGTCGGGCAAGCCCATAACTCATCAACCTTACCCTCGACATCCTGCATAGTAAGCTTTGTAAAAGCTACACCTCGCATCCAGTTAATTAAATCGCTAGACACGATAAAATATTCTTTATCTTCCTCGCCCTTTTTTGGCGAGAGTTTCTCGTTGGTTTGCATACCACTCCAAGTTTTCTTTTAAAGCCTTAATTACTTTAACCTCTCTCCAGATCGCTTCACCTTGTTCAGGTGTTGGTACGCTAGAAAAAGCCCTGTACAAATTATCTTCCATCTCTTGAAAAATAAACTGTATTGCTTCGTCTCCTATGAGCCTATGGGCAGCATTTGCCACCCTTAGCTTTGTTTCTGTATCAGCCTGATCACTAGGTAGACTAGTTACCAATCTTGACTGGTCTCTCACTGCGTGCCTCCAGGTTTATTTCAGCCACTTTAAATTCGTTTTCATCTTCATGCTTCTTAACTTCAAGCATAAATTCTTGCTCTTTAAGCTCAAGCTCTGCTTTATCAAGCTCAACCTTAGCTTTCTCAATTTCAACTTGAGCCATAACAGCTTCCATTTGAACTTGCTGCGCTTGCATAGCCGCTTGCTGCTCTGGTGACGGGCCTTCTGGCTGACCAGTAAACTCTGGGCCAGGATCTGTAAAGTATCGCCCGTATGCTGCCTTATCATACAGCCTGACCATATCTTCTTGCAACTGTACAATCTGCTGCGGCATTACTGTAACACCTAAGCCGCCAGCCTGAACCATCATTTGCTGTGCTTGCATAGTTTGCTGCATATGGAACAATTGCTCAGTTTTAGAGCCATTACCCAAACCAACCAGGACTGTAACGTCTTTTCGAGCATTCCATGTGCGAGGATCAACCTCTACGAACTTATTGTTTAATCTAAAGATAGACTTGTCATCTGCGTGAGCAATCTCTAGCTCATAGACACCCATAAAGACTTTACGCAAGAACTCACCGTACTCGCGAGCAATCAAGCGTATACGTGCTTGGCGTTTAGATAACACCTGACTTACGGCGCCAGCCGCCGTGTTTCCGTTAAGGATGTCTGGGCTAATAGCGTTATCTGTAGAACCTACATCCTTTTCTAACATCTGATCAGCCATACCCATCATATTATTGGTATGAGCGCCAAACGAAGGCTGCCCTGGAAACGAAATAGCACTAGGATGCTTAACTAGATAAGGCGCTCCAGGCTTGCTCGCCATTACTGAGTCTAGGTCTACTTGCCCCTCTACTACCACAGGACGACCGTTATTTAAGTTGTACTGATTGTCTAACTGGTTACGCCAAAGCGTGCTTTTCATCTTCTGTATAGGTGCTGCGGCATCCGCTGGGCAAAGACCTGTAAGCTTGTGCGGCATACGGATAGGAGTCCAAATTTCAAAAGGAATCTCATCGACTTCTTCAACGTCTAACACTGTGTTACCAATCCTGCAAACTTTAAGCAACTCATCAAATCCGTCTTCGTTTCGATCTAAGCGAATGTAGACTTCATGCAAGTCATAGGTGTTTGCAATTTGGTTCTCATCACCATCGTAATCATCTGTATCAAAATTACGAGCAATACGCTCAGGAGCGTCATATTCGTTATAGCCAGAAGAAGTTGACGCTTTGTCAATCTTAGACTCGCTAAAGCCCATTTCTAATAAGTCGCTTTTAGACTTTTGACTGCGCTGGCGAACAAATCGAGCTTCCTGCACTGTAGTGGCATTTCGATCAATGCCAAACTCTTCAGGTGGAACAACTTCTACACGAGTAGAGCTTTTAGTTACTGTATGTAGCATTTTCCCAGAGTAAGTTATCTCTCCAGTGATCTCATCTAAGTATTCCTCGAACTCAGTGATTTCAACTTCTGGATCAGCATCAAGTAGCATGTATGACTCTTCAGATATGTCATCAAAGTCGTGAGTGGTTGTAGACTCTTCCATAGCTCGCCAGCGCTTAATAATACCTTGACGCTGTAGTAAACCATCGATAAGACTATCCATGATATTGCTGAAGCCATCGTTTTGGCGATAAAATACATAGCGAATGTAGTCAGTAGCTTGCTGTGCTGCTTCAACATCCTCTTGACCTTCTGGTTCAAATCGTACAGTCTCATCATCAGCTACAAATAACTCCGCTATATCTGCTTTAATATTTTCAACGGTCTGGTAGACTTCTCGTGTAACAATACTTGAGTAGCCATCCCTTTCGTTGCCGTAAGACTCACCAAGATAGTAATCGAGTAGATCAGCACGAGTTTGCGCTGCATCGCTATCCATGTGATCAGAAACATTATCTTCATATGAATTAATGGTACTCAGTAAATCTTTGTTGTTGATCATTATGTGACCCAGTTATAATTGCTTTTAGATTCCTTAGACTCCCAAGGACGCTGTCTTTTTGATTTATCTTTGCTTGGCTCTGACCATCGCTGGCTTTGAAATGCATATCTAGTTGCTGACATTAAATCATCTGCTTTATCAACAATCTTACCGTTTTCGCCAAAGTGATATGCGCCATACTCTTGCTGCCAATACTGACAACTTTGAAATACTTTAAATAACCCTTTTTCCATTGCTTGTGAGATGGCGGTAATGCCTGGGGCTATCTTTATGTCACCTTTAGATTGTGACAAGTCTGGTGGATTAGTGAAATGTTCAGGCAAGAAGTTTACACCTTCCTGTCTGTACTGCACCGCCATTGAATCACCACCGTCAAATGTTCTGTTGCCATCGTGCGGCCAAGCTATAGGTGGCTGAACTGATCTAGCCTTAATCGCTATAGCGTGTTGCGTTGCTGTTTGACGAGATTCTCTGTACTCGTCTACTATGTAAAAGCAGCCGTTCTCTGGGTTTATTGCGCCCCAGACAATAGCTGTAGGGTGATCAAACCCAAAATCTATGCCACAGATTCTATTCCAGTGAGCGGGTATTGTAAAATCTTCGACCACAAGTTTATCGAGAGAGTAAGGGAATACCATACCTCTACCAAATACCGGCTGGCCTTTAGTTCTCATCTCCCGCTCATTAGGGAGGTACTGCGCTAGGATCTGCTCTTTTGCATCTTCATCTAAGTGAGGAGCCTCATCCCAACCAGCTTGTACTAGAAACTGACCTTTTTTCCTATCATTCATAAACTGCTGAATAACAGGAGTCATACCGCTTTCAGGTGTGAACGTCATCATAACGAACCCACGCTTATCAAGTGTTCGAGTCAAACACTGAGTGTAGATGTTCTGTGCTGGCTGCTCATCTAGCCAGATCCAATCAAGAGAAGAACCCATGAACTTTTCTTCACCCATCTCGTATGACTTAAACGAGATTACTGACTCACCTATATGCACGCCAAAAGCATTGTGGAACTTAACTACAATACTTTCTACCGCATTAGGTATCTGTGGCTTTCTAACCACATCAACTACGCAATCTTTAGGTATTGCCCCAGAGCCACGCATTAATAGATTCACAGGATCGCCTAGTAATTCTCTTTGCAAGATGTCCCGTGTGGTTACTGTACTAGCACCCGCAGCCCATGCGTTAATAGGCTTGGTAAATCGTTTACCTTTCCACCAGTCTGGGTACTTACCCGTCAAGTGACAAGCGGTAATTCTAGCTCCGGTATAAGTCTTACCGACCCTGTTGCCCGCCATTGCCAAACACTGATTGTTCTCCTCTGTGGCATTAGACAGTTGTTCCTGCCAGCCATAGGGAGTCCATTGTCCTATTTGATTAAATAGAATCCTCTCTTCTCTCTCCTTCATTAATCGAAGGAGTTTCTCTTTTTCAGCCTTGCTTAAGTTGTTTGACATTGGCAGATGATTCAATCAGTTCCGATAGTTGTTCATCAAGTTCTGCATCAGAAAGGTCTGATACGGTTTGTGTAACATTTAGTTCTTTAGGCTTATCATGGCCTGTTCTGTGCAGAATATCTTGAGCCGCTTTTAATCTAATAGCCGCTCCATTTTCAGGATCACACATAATGTCTTCGATTATCTGAGTTGCCAAACTGGCAACCTGATTTTCTTCAATAAGATCATCACGGCGATCTTTAATAAGATCTTTTAGATCCTTGTACAAGCGGTACGCATTACCGTTATCCGGTGCGTAACCCGCTAGTGCAAAGGCATCCATAACAGTCATTTTTGTAGGATCTCGGCCTTCGTGATAACCACGCGCCATTAACCCTACAAACTTTTCCTGTTGTTTTGTTAGCGTTCTTTTCTTTTGCTTTTTAATCATTAAGATATTACGTCATGAGCTATAGTTGGTCTGATTACAGGGCCAAAGCTTGTAGCAAAAGGGTTTCTCTGTGTAGATAAAGTAACCAGTATTTCAGACGTTTCTTCGATAGACATAGTGTAGGCTATGGTCTTTTCGTTTATAGAGCCTTCTGAAGTTTGTTTTGCTCCAAAAACACCAAACTTAGCAGCTCCTTGCTCACCCTTAAATATTAATGTTCCTGTGGTTATAGTTAAGTCATCTATATCTATATCCACTGACCCCATTAAAACAAATATGTTGTTTTCATAATTAGGTGAGAAAATTGTGTTTTGGCCTGCTGTTCCAGATCGGTCGTTAGTAGTCGCCCAACTTTCAACAAACCCAGTAGAGCAAACTATCCCTAGCTTTGAATCTGCTGTAGCCGAAGTATTTAGTGATGCAACAACATCAGCAGTCATTGCGCCAGCTTCAGAGACATCAAAGATTGCTGCCGCTGTAGCTTGTAACGGTGAATTAGATGAAACATCTATGAACTGAGTCTTTATAGCTGCTGCATTGCCAAAAGCTATATCTGTCCATTCAAAAGTTCCAGATGGGGAGCCAAGGCCGACCAGCATAATAACAGTGTTGGCTTCAGCGGGAATAACTACATCCTCATAAGTTCTAGATGTGCTAGAGTCAGATACAGCCGAGTACGATATAGATTGAGCATTAATTATTGTTGGCTTTGTCATAACTACTCCTTAATCAAAGTATACAGGCTTTGCTACGCTAACGGCTGATCTTATTACTCTAAACGTGCTCGATCCTGCACCAGTTGCTGTAACTGTACCAGTTTGCTCTCCGACATTAGCAAGAGTCCCCACTGAAGTGTAAGTGCTGGCTACTGAGTTTTTAATTTGTAGCTGTAACGATTCGTTAGCACCTAAAGATGGCTTGCAGTAAAATAGGCGAGAAGATCCTGCTGTTAATGTAAAGTCTGCACCTTCTACTTGTCCGGCCCCTGCTGATGCTGCTATATATTCTGTTGACATGAGTTTTCCTTATTTGCTTTTTAATTATATTTATTTATGAACTAAGATTGGCTATTGTAAAGTTTGCTATTGTTCCAGTCCCATCATCATTAAAAGCATTAGATAAACCTGCTGTTTTTGATTTTAAGTTATTGCCGACAACAAGTGTATCAGTAGATCCGGTTAAAATCTCTATGCCATATTGGTTACTATTTGATCCTGATAAGTCAATTTGATTCCCGCTAATTACAGAATTATTACTTGTGCCTAGAAGTAGGATCCCTGGTGTGGTATCAGCTCCGCCAAGATCATTCCATGCAATTGTGTTGTTGCATATTTTAGCAGGAGTATTGCCTGGTGGTCTTATTCCGCCAGCAAGGTTGCAATTAGTTACTTCTGAAACGGAGAATACACAATTTTCTGGGAGGGTAGCGGAGGATCTAGGGCCAACGGTTGTACTATCAAGACTAGCAACGCCTTTAACGGATGCGGAAGTAGTGTTTGAGTTTTTAATTAACAAGCCACTAACTATTGTAGTTGTACTTGTAGTCGTGTCTTCAACCTCTTCAAGGTTAGTGCCACCGCATCCATCAAACGTGCTTGATGAAATATTTATGTTTAGCCCGTGGGTGATATGTATTCCTCTAGTACAATTATTATAAGTATTGGATGATACTGTAGCTGTTTCAATGTTAAGAAGAGCTGCTGTATCGACATCTGTAATAGTATTTCCTGATATTGTTGTGTTTTTCACTTGAGCTGGGGTGGTACTTGAGAACTTAATACCGTAAGAAACTGTATCGCTTGCTCCTGCTGTAGCAGACATATTTGTTATAACATTTCCGACAATAGAGGTATCTTTTATATTGTTTACACCAGTTTGAATAACACCATATTGGCAATTAGTGAAATTATTTGAGCTAGCAACAACATTGCGGTGAGATCCAGTAGTGTTTGAACCTATCTTAAATGCAGCTCCACCGAAATCGCTAACATTGTTATTTGATACTGTTATATTTTTAGAGTCAAAGTTACCGGACGAAGATGTGTGCTCTAAATGAATACCATGCCCACCAGGAATTGTTGACTTCGTCCCAGGAGTGTTTGACCCTCTAACCTGGCAACCCTCTACCGTAACGTTTGATGATCCATGCTGCACAGTTATAGCTCCACCACCCGAGCCCACAGATGGGACGTTTGTACACTTCAACTTAGACATTATTCCATTATCTACAAATGTAAAGTTAAATGCCTCATCTCCTATATCTGTAGCATCGCAATTTACGATCCCAGCATTAATAACATATTGCATAGATATAGCGTGACTCTCTTCTGAACTGGCGTGAAGCACTGGGTCGTCATCAAAAAAGCCAATATCTCTAAAATAAATATCTTGCACATACTTTGTGTAATCGTTAGCAGGAGAAGGAATGGTCGATGGAATAACTTTAAACGCAATATACTGGGTACTTACTAATTCTCCGTCTCCATTAAATATAATTTTAGTTATATTAGGACCCTGGCCTTTAATCATTAAGCCTTTGTGAGTCTGTGCTGGCTTGATTTCAATTCCGCCAGAAATCCCAAATTTACCTGGGCCAAACTCAACAATTGCTGGCAAGTTTGCAAGAGCAGTAGTCAAAGCTCCAAGAATAATGGATCTATCATCAGCAGCACCATCTGCTGTAGCTTGAACTAAGCTCAACAGACCGTCAGAAGTGCTTACAGATATTTGGCCCCACTTTAATGATGGAGCAGAACCCATATAAACCCTTAAAGATGAGCTTGTTACGCTTTTATTTGTATTAGCGTGATCAACAGCAATGACTTCAGTGCCATCTAGTGTTGTATGGTTAGGCCATGTGGTTACTCTTGAAGTGGTCATTACTTATTCCTTAAGATGTTTAGTATTTGTTTTTGATTGTCTTTAATCTCTGCCCGCTCTTTTTGAGAGTGCTCAACCGATAATGTAACCACAGCCATTGCAATTTTTAATGCAGCAAGATCTTCTTTCATTTGTTCTGTATGGGTTTGCGTTTCTTCAATAGCCGTCTTATTGTAATCCACCTGACTTCTTACGTTGCTCCAGGCTCCAAGACCTACCGCTAGGGTAAGGAATACTGTAATTACATTGGCCATTGAGAATTCAGGGTTAATTTGCAAATCCATTTTATTTCCTTTCCACTCCCTTAGACTTCTCGAAGCTACGCATACCGCCAAGTCCCAGCATTCCTAAAAGGACTGGTAACATTGTTTCTAGCTCGATAAGGGGGATTGATATTTCAGATGAAGCCAACGCTAAAGCAAAGTTAGTCATTGGGATTAGTAAGAAGTTAGCCGCCATACCTAGGCAGCAAGTCCAGCCGACAGCAGGTCGCCATCCGCTAACAAAAAGGCTGTGGTGTTTAGCCTCAGTGTTGTTAATTTCAAGTTGTGCTTTAATTTGCTCGTGCGCGTTCTTTTCCGCCATCGTAGCGATTTCGTGCGTAAGCTTTCTACGCAAGTCAGAGTTGGGGATAGCCTTCTCTAGTAACGATGATATAGGGCCAATTAGAGCTTGAAGCATTAAAAGTCTCTTTTATACTTTAGGCTAACATCGCCAGATTTATTAATTCGTGCTTTCACCTTAGACTTTTTAGATGGCTTGAATTGACCTGTTATTCCTGACCCGCCAATCTTAATCTTTCCGGTTTTACCTACATCTTTAGATAACCCTCTTTCTTTAAGGATTTCAGCAAGGAGGCCAGTGTCTTGCATGGGCATATTCTGGGCTATCATACCTTGATTCCCTGGCATCTGACTGCTCTGAGTAAGGCGCAGTAGCGTTCCGATCTGCTCTTCTGAAAGGCCAGCAAAAGGAGATGAGGATGCTGCCATTTTTGTAAAATCCATACATGTTCCTATCTGCGAGCGAATGCGAGCAGCGCGCCGGTTTTTTTAATGCCTCCCCCTAGCGAACGCTAGAGAGAAGCAGTCGGCCTGAGAGAGGGGTAGCCGACCCGAACAGTATAGGGGCTTGAATGCTTGCTGTAAAATAAACATGAAAAAAAGTTAATAAAGCCACGTTTTCACTACAACATAACAATTTGGTAATGTATAATTGATTCTTGATCAAAGTGATCTCGGTCTTGAAGGATATGTCCGGCGAAAGCCTCCCTCACCGCACAAGACTTAAAGCGCAAAAAGATACCCCACGGCGCATCTGAGTTCTAAAGACTGAACAGGGGGTGGACTACACGCTAGTAGAAGGCAGTCGAGTTTGCATGAAGCGTTAATTGCAGACTATCCAAAGTCCTAAATGCGACTAAGGGTAAAAGGAACCAAGTTTAGATCTGTTATAGGTCTTTACTGGGGTTCTTTTATCCTTCAGAACCTAATACTACCTTGCACTTCTGCACCTAGTTACGTCTATTCCCTTCTAAATCAGCTACTTACCTACAAATTCCTACATACCTAGTCCCAAATCTGGTACTGCTAAGACCTAAATTCGCATACAACTATATGATATTGCTGGCTTTTTAGCTGATCAGGTTCCAAAAATGGCTCCGGTATATGGGTTGGATATCCTAGTACAACCAGTGGCCCGAAGTTGGGGGTGGGGGGTGCTGCCTTTCTGGCTGGCTATGCGGTCCTATGCCTGGTTAAATAATTTGGTGGGGTGATGTGTATGTAGCTAGGGATATCCATTACCAGGTTATCCATACCCTTCTCAGTAGTCATCAATATCAGTCGATACCAGGTGCAGTAAAGGTTTAAAGACTATGCCCTTATCTGTCATAAGTATCACCAGGTGAGGCCATCCAGGTTAACCAGGTGAGTTGATCCAGGTCCAGGCATCCAGGCACAACACAAAATCCAAACATAAAAAAAGGGACCGATTAAAGTCCCAAGGTTAACGCCAGTTGCAACCTGGTTAAGAGTTTAGCCATTCATCAAAAGTTTTGACGTACTCGCCAGTACCTGCCAGGCAATCACAATAAATTGTATACCTGGTCCAGAGATCGCCGCGTTGGTTTTGGTCGTTCCAGTCACTGTATAAAGCTGAGTCTAATTCAGTCATCACTTACACTCCAGGTCGCAGTCAATGTTCATTTTAAATAGTTTTAATAACTCATCTGAGCTGGTCAAGGTACTAGGGAAAAAAGTTATTGATCCGTGCTCAGCTGAATCAGTTTCGAACTCGATAGTCACCCAGTCCGCTTCAGTACTTGAAGTGGTTAACTTTGTAACGTGGTGAATGAGGGTTGTTGTTGTCATTAGATGCTTTCCTTTTGAGTTTCGATAACCTGGTGACAAGTGTTAAGTGTAAAAATCATAGTGGCCATAGCCGCGTGCAATTGCTCGGGACTACCTCCGTAAGTGTCGACCAGGAATGCCGATAGTTCACTGAAGCTTTCTTGAGTAACAAAAAAGCCTTGTTTTGGAACAGGGTTCTCCTTCAATGTAATCACTTAATAGTTACTCCTAAGCGAGTTAATAGAAGCTGCTCAGCTTTAATGGCCTGGTCCAGGTCATCCTTTAATATAGTCGCTATATGGTTAATGTAGTCCTGATAATGATAATAATTTCGATGCACTGGCTCCATCTCAATCAAATAGTTAAGACTTGGATGATAACGGCTGTCAGCTAGCATACCCTCCTCATAATCAGTTAATGCCTTTAACCAGGTAGCCAATACCTTCGGTTTGTTGGCGTTCTTGCTATCCAGGTCGTACTGTATCTCTCTCACTATACTCATGGTAATTCCTCATGGCGCGGCCAGAAGTAGCCGCACGGCCATTATAACCAGGTTGAAAGCTAGCTTGCAATAGTTATTTAATAGCTATATAGTCGCGGTTGTCATAACTTGTCATAACTTGAAATAGCCAGAGAGGGCCACAAAATGAATTATTCTATCCACAACCCAAGCGAAGGGAACAAAGTTAACGTTTATAAAACTTACAGTAATAAGAATACCTGCCCTAAGTCATGCCCCCTGGCGGGCAATGGATGCTATGCCGATAACTTCCACGTTAACCTGCACTGGTCCAAGGTATCCAGTGGCGAGCGCGGAACCGATTGGCAAGGTTTACTCGATAGCGTTAAAGCTTTACCTACTGGCGCACTATGGCGACACAATATAGCAGGCGATTTACGTGGAAAAGGCGAATACATCGACAATAAATCATTGCAACAGTTGACCCAGGCGAGCAAGTACAGAAAAAAGCAGGGTTTCACCTATACCCACTACAAACCTAACGCCAAAAACATCCAGGCACTAAAAAAAGCTAATGATAGCGGCTTTACTGTTAACTTAAGCTCCAACAATATAGCCCAAGCGGTAGAATACAAGAAACTAGGCTTGCCAGTCGTTACAGTTTTACCGATGGATGCACCTAACGTGCAAATTGTGGATGGTGTTAAAATTGTCGCTTGCCCAAGTGAAAAGAGCGACCGGGTAAAATGCGGAAACTGTGCGCATTCATTTTGCGCAGACTCAAAACGAGATTTTGTTGTGGGCTTTCGCGCGCATGGCACTAAGAAAAAGCAAGCTGACATAATAGCGAGAGGATAGAAAAATGCATCATTATGGAATTTTTGAATTAAGACACGAAGACGGCCAGGTATTTGAGACAATAGCGGCAAACTTTTTATCACGCGGCATAAAACACGCCTACAAAATAGCCGATACTTATGCAAGCGCCAAAACTGAGCAGCATAAAGATCTAAATTTACACGGTTGCTGGCATATATACCACAATCACACAAACGAAGCGTTTAAGCCTAACCAACTGCGCGTTTATCGTGGAAGAATTGCCGGTACAGTTTCGCGCCAGGTGGTAACCAGGGAACAACTAACAGGAATTAAACCAGGAGGAACGAATGTTAAATAAAGAAGACGTTTTTATGTTGATAGTGCTTTTGAGCTTGTTTTTAATCTTAGATAAGCTCATGTAATGGGCCAATTACTTTTTAGCCTGGTATTGATGCCGATAGTTTGGGGTTTAGTGTTTAAATATTTAAGGAATCATAAAAAATGGCTTTTGTTTAAAGATATACTTTTAATCGGTTTAGCTTTAATAATATATGACTCATTAGACAAATTTTTTAACTTATAAGGCCCTTAAATGGGCCTTTTTTATGCCCTAGCACTTTGCCCAGGTTTACTGATAGAATCGAATACAGACAATTACAGGAGCCAATACAATGTCTATAGAAGCAATAAACTGGCAAGACCTAAGCCATCGCGCAAGATCACTAATCTCGACAGATTGCGAACCTAATTATATCAGATCAATATTAGACCTTGCAGTATTGACGTTTAGCGAAGATCAGATTGAGCAGATTGAAACTGCCCTGCATGCGGGCAATTCCGAAACTGTTAAAGGTGTTATTTATGATCAATTCATAGATTGCTTGTTTAATGACGTAGATTAGCAGCTACAATCGCTCAGTGGATCGCCCGTATAGTTTTATATACACACAACTACACACAAAGTTCAGCTTTGTATATACATTAGCTACAATCGTTCAGTGGATCGCCTAACCTCACCTTTTTCCTTATCTAAGACAATCAAGCACATGGATTGCCCACTTGTGTACCCTTGTTCATTGTGCCATTTGTCTGAACTTGGCAAACCCGCGAACGACTCAGTAATACACCCGCCATAAGTCTCCATTGTCGTATTTTTGCTATGGATATGGCCGTGGTAGCAGTATCGGTGCTTAGTTCGGCCCCAGATTTCAGGGTATTTGGCTGTAAAATACTCAGCCAGCTTGTTTGGTTTGGGTGCGTGACCATGCGATACAAGAAAAGCAGTTTTACCCCACTCAAACACCCAACAAGGTGCATCGCTCATCTCAATTTTAACTCGCTTGTTATTGCGCCAGTAAGCTTGCTGGTGAGCTTTTATCGCCATGCTAAGCACTGAGTCATGATTTCCTTTAACGTGCCTTACAATTACGTTTTTGTACCTTTTTAGCGCTTCTTCAGTGATAAAAGACAACACTTCTAGCCCAACAGCAAAGATTTCCTCTAAATGACCATCGGTATCAACCCTGGTGCCTTTTGTAGTAGTGGATTCAAAGTTATCTGAGTGAAAAAAATCACCTAACTGGTTAATTACTATCGTTTCACAGTCTGGCGCATTATTCATAAGGCGCATAAACACGTCTTTATGGCGCTGGGAAGCGATCTTAAGGTTATAATCATCACCGCTTATGCTCTCACTTGCCAGCATTCCGAAATGTGAGTCACCAATGTTGACTACGGCCAGCTCATTACCCTTAATTTTCTTTTGCGGCTTAGGTACAAACGGTGATTTACCTTTTTGGTACTCAATAAACGTGTCAAGTGCGCGCTTTACTGCCTCTAACTGGTCCTCATGCGCCAGATTACTCTTAACCCATTGGATTTTGACCTGTCCATCATCACCGTATAGCGTAGAAACACCTTTAGCGACAAAACCATCGGGAACTGTGCGAGTCATATCGTGCTCAGGCGACCAACCACGTCTAGCGGCATTCTTTTTGACGTTAGCAAGGTTAACTTGCAGGTTTCTAAGGCTAATACCTATCAAATCGGCTGCTTGTTGTGCCGTTTTAGTGTCAAGCCTAGCCTGGACTGCTCTACGCTGTGGTTCGGACTCACAAAATTCTAGTAAACTCTCACTGATCATCGCCTAACTCCTCCATGTGTAAATTATTTGCGTGTGTTATAAGTGTTGTTAAATACCCAGTGGCAGTCATCATACTTTCATCGTGTGGATCAAAACTGTAAACAAGCGTAGTTTGCTCATGTTCTGTCGGTGAAACTGCTAGCAATACAAATTGGATGGGATCAAAATCGACTGATTGTGAATCTTTTATCGCTTGCAGCAAGACTGCTTCAAACTTACTTAATCCATCAAGATCAATATGATCTTTAAAGTTAATTACGTTAGACATTTTACTTTACTCCCGCATTATAGCGATTAGGCCAAGCTGGACAAGGCCAGCCAAGGCTAGATAGCCACTTGTGCAATATGTTGTACACATTATTGTACTCATCCACTGGTAAATCCTTAGCAAATGCTTTTCTTATCACCGCAGCCTGGATTGGATTCCAAAGATTCTCATGAATTGTTACTTCTCGCCAGGGGATCTCAAAACCATCTTTCATTGCGGCAAGTACGACACGCTGATCAAGACCTGCATCATTTAATTGTTCAGCTAATAATCCGCACCATAATTGGAAAACATCTTTCTTAGATTTGGCTTGTTGCTTCTTAGATTCATCAATAGGCGTTATCGTCACCATGTAACCATCTTTGCAATATGCAATATTTGCATTTAGTATTGCTGCGTGCAACTGACATTTCTCTGCAACCTTAAATTCCATCGTTACCACCTCGCAAGTAAGACATAAATCCATTGGTAGTCTGAGTGCAGGCCAATTCCTCGTCACATAATGATACCGGCTCATTCCTCCGACGCTTAAACCTTTCTATATCTTGTCGGTTAACACCTACAGCTTCAGCTATCTCGGTGTTTGTCATACCAGTATGATCCAGTAGCTTACGCACCTTCTTTTCCATGCCATCGTTAAAATTCATAGCCCTTCCTCCTTAATAACTCTTTTAACGTAATCAGAATCAACTCCGCAGATTTCAGCGTGCCATAACTCACCTTTTAGGTAGCCTTTAGCGTTGTTAATCAGGTTCCGCTCTTCCTGCGATGGTTGACGCATCATTACCTGGTCCCAATTGTGCTTATCAATTAAAGCTAATTCAATAACCGACAGCATCAACTTTTTTTCTGGCGATGCCCAACATTCAGAGCTGTGATCGTAGCCAAACATAGGCGCTAATCGTTTAACCACAGAGTGAATTTTAATGAAGTTATTTCTCCACTCTAAATTTTTAGTCTTCCCTGCTCGGCTGCTAGTAGTCACAGTTTTAAATTTCGATTCCATAGTTGCGTTACGATCTTAGTTTTTTGTGCATCCATATCCAGCGTGTTGATATGCCACCCATGCACATTAGTGTTTTTAGGCAGCGGTGCGCTGTAAACTAACCCACCATTTTCCATTGATCTTAGCGCCCTATTAATATCACTTGGACGCTTATCCATAACTTCAGCATACTGTTTTGCAGTCTGACCAGAAGTTTTTTTAACTAATTTATAAAGAACAACTCGGATTGGATCGCTCTTAACTGCATCGTATCTTTTTTTATGTAGATTAGTAATCAATTACATTCCCCTCTAAAGGCATCGCCTTACCCTCTCTGCTTGTAAACTGCATACTGTCTTTGTGAAAGTATAACCCAAAATCCAACTCAGTCCCATCTTGCCGGTTTTTAACAAGTTTTAGTAAAACGTCTGGCTGAGTTAACCACTTTTCATCAAAAGGATAATTGTTATTCGGATCATTTCTTATCGCTATTGCTTTTTCTCTAGCCTTATTTCTGAACACTACAAAAACCTTATCCGCTAAATCAGATATTTCACCAGCGCCTCTAATACTAAACTTACCGACCTGCTCATTCTCGTCTGCACCTTTACGCATGTGGCACACTAGATGGATGTGCATGTTGTACATTTTAGCGGCAGCTCTCAACTGATTAACAAACTCACCTTGAGCTGTGTAGTCCTCACGACCAACGCCGCACATAGTTAAACTATCTATCGCTAAGTGGTTGATGTCAAGCTCTTGTCCAGCATAGTGTACAAGGCCTAGTATACGCTCTTGAGGAACTTTATCTAAACAGTCATAGATATGCCCTACTTCCTTCATCCTCTCAAGCCATCCTAACGCAAAATCTCTCGATGGTGAACAACCTGCTGCTTGCGAACACATCCATTGCAGCGTTTCTTCTGGCTTCATTTCCATTGACGCTACCAGGCACCTGCGACCTCTGGCCATTAAGTAAGTAAAAACATTACTCAGCAAAAGCGTCTTGCCGTGACCATTGATACCTGACCATATCGAAAGCTGGCCCTGACCTAACCTAACAGCGCTATGTGTCTTTGACCAAGGCAGTTTATCGCCAACCAAACCAGTACCACCCTCCAATTGCTTCAGCAACCTATCGCTGTAAGAATTAAATGTGCCAATTTCTTGACTCTCTTGTTTCCCAATAAAACCTAATAAATCCTTATCCGTAATATCAATTTTTTGCATTTCTCTCTCCTGTTATTCCTAACACAACTTACCGCTAAAAAAGAGCCATTTAAGGGAAAACTTTACACCCCTTATCTGTACCTTTAAACCCATATTTGTGGTTCTTGCTCTCTGCAATCGCCTTTCTTGATGGTTAATACATCCCACTTATCCCTTAATTTTTTTGGACTCAGGATATTTGACTTCCAAAAATCATCGCTATTGGCAAACCTGAATAAAATTAGTATCTCGCTATGAGAATAGTTATCTTGCTCTCTCATCAACCTGATCTCATTAGCCCAGGATTCCATAGCTGGTTTTCGATGCCTTGGATTCAAACTTAAGATCAAATTGTAGATCGTTTCTGCTGTTTCAAGATCGCTATTTTCGTAGTGTAGGTTCTTTTTAGGTTTACTTATAGGTTTGTGTCCCAAATTTGGTACTGCTTTTGAGGAAATATGGGTCTGCCCCAGTACCGTTAATGGGCTACCCCCTATAGCTAGAAAATACTGATTACTGGAACCCTCAACTTTGATCCTGTTGAGTAATTCTTTTTCATCTAAAAGCCGTAAAGCTTTCAATACAGTTTTTCTATCTAGCGATGTCTTCTTAGCGATGTAATTCACACTAGGATTACACTGACCTGTATCACCATTGTGACAATCTGATAGGCATAAAAGCACTAACTTCTCAGAGGAAGGCACTTGTATACCCCAAGCCCAGAATGTCGCCTGCGCGCTCATACAGAGCCTCTCAGCGCCATAAACGATGCTAGTTCATCGTTCTTATCTTCTTTTGTCTGCTTCAAACCTTTTTCTCTCCTGCTTTGCGATATATCTAAATACAATTCGTGATAGCCAACGGGTTTTATCCTGCGTTTAATGTGACATTCGTACCCATCATCAGGAAATAACTCGTGATACTTCATCCCAACGCTATCAATAACTTCTTTGGCACCGCATCCAGACCAACACTTGATTAAGATTTTGCCATTGTCTGCCTCATCGATACAAAGTGAGGGGCTTTTGTCATCGTGTGCTGGGCATAATGCCACCCAACTTCTAGTGTGACCTTTTCTAGCCTTTACTTCCTTGGCGTGATTAAGCTTTGACACTAGCTTGTCTGCTGACATACTGCACTCCTTAGCTCCTTAACTAATTTAAATTCTCTAGCCCTAGTGTCAGGAACATCTTCTTTCCACTGATAGACAGCCTGGACTTTACAGTTAAAGTATTCAGCCACTTCCATAGGTGAACCAAAGAACTCCACTAACTCTTCGTAACTTACTTTCATACATACCTCCAATTGATGTGAGCAGTGAATGTAATGTAGCTTACATAAAATAGCAAGCGTTTTATTTATTACAAATCGTTAATTGTTTTTTTAAATAAATTAAACTATAGTTCGTACTAAGTTCTGAGGAGGACAAATCACATGAATAACATTCCAGACAACCCCGCACGAGTAGCATCGCCTACACCACCATCTAAAATAAACACTAAAGAAATTAAGTTTAATCTTATCCAGGCTTACTTAGATTCTGACGTTGACGATGGCGCATTCCACGAAGAGCTAGAAAATTATATTATTGAAAACGGATTGATACATCATTGGATGCGTCAACTGTACACTCGTGAAGCTGACCAGGTGCAGCTTGATATGCAAGATTTGCTTAACTCAGTTGCATTAAATTATGTGGAGCGAATGCTATGAAGGTTAAAAACTTAGCAGAGAATGGTCTTACTGGTTCTGACATTGGTGACGCTATGTCTGCTCAGGCGCAGGAAGGCTGGCTTGAGTGTGAGTTAATGGCCACTATGAATAACTACATGAAGTCTAATGATTTTATTAATGGTTATGCGTTTGCAAAGCATGTAGAAAGTTTAGCTTTAGAGTTGTGGCGAACAGAGCAGAAAGCTATAGCAGAGCGTAACGCTGATAAAGAGTTACCATTCTAATTAATGAAGAAGGAGAAGAAAATGAATAAGTCAGAAAGTATAGATAAGTTAGCAGCAGCACTATGTAAAGCACAGGCAGAAATGGGTGGGGCAGTCAAAGACGCAAAGAATCCTTTCTTCAAGTCATCTTACGCTGATCTTACTAGCGTTATAAAAGCGATTAAAGAACCGTTCGCTAATAATGGATTGTCTTACTCTCAGTTGCCAGTTACATCAGAGGGTGGTGGTGGAGTAGGTGTTACTACAATCTTAATGCACTCATCTGGTCAATGGTTAGAGTCAGAGTTTTACTTGCCGCTTGCTAAAAAAGATCCACAGGGCGGTGGTAGTGCGATAACTTACGCTAGACGTTATGCGTTACAAGCCATTGCAGGAATTCCTACAGCGGATGATGATGCTGAGGCTGCGATGATGCGGGGAAAGCCAGTTGAGAAGTCTATAGAGGAGCTGTGCGCTGAGGCAGTAGAAGCTCACATTGATTCTCTACAGTATATCCGCAAAGTTCTCTGTGACCC